ATGCTGCCCTTTCTTTTGCCCAGGGACGCCGTAGTCTTTGGCATCACCGCGTGCCTGGTTCAATGCGATAGCGATAGCCTGCTTCTTGTTTTTAACAACCGGACCAGATTTTGAACCGCTATGAAGTTGACCCTCACCAAACTCGTGCATGGTCTTTTCAACTTTAGCTTGGTTCTCATCACGCGTGATCCAGATATGAGTGACGGCCATGTTAAACGACCCTTCTTAGTGCGGGCTGTTGAGACCTCTGTTCACCTTCGCCTGGCAGATCCTCGCCCATGCCCTTTTGTGGTTCGTTCACACCAAGCTGGGGATCGCCAAATATCTCTTGTTGCTGTTGCATCGCCTCGATGCTACCGGGCAGGGGTTCATCCTCGGCTGCCTCGATATCCTCGTCAGTGATGTTCGTGAATGTACCTGTTTCACGTCCAACCTGACGCAACTCTTTCAATGCGGTTGAGCGCGGGATCACAGCATCCTGAGCGGCTTGCAAGATGATCCCGCCTCGTGCCGTCGCGACCTGGGCTTTCTGTTCAGGCGTTAGTTGATACAGCGACTTGAACTCGAAGTTGAAGTTCTCTGGCAGGGGGATGCCCTCAGAGCGTGCCGCTACTCTAAACACCCAGTCAAACGGCACGCGTAGCGAGCGCTCCTGGGCCTGCTTGATGCCGTCATAGTAAGTACGCAGGTCTGAGTCCCCCGATGCATTCAAACCGGCTGGGGACTGCCCAAACAACCTTACGAGTGGGATCTGCAGTGCCCCCGATAGTTGCTGACCAAATTGCACGAGCGCGTCACTCAATCCCCCGAACGCCGAATGCGTTGTAGCTGTGAAATCGTCTTCGGCATCGATCAGCGTTAACCCCTCGATACCCTGAAAGCGGCGCATCATATCAAAGTAACGTGAAACACCCCCCATGGCTTCAGTGCCTGCTGCGATAGCTTCCCGCAGATCCTTAACCTTGATGGTGCGCAGATAGCTCTTGTAAACAAGCTGTGCTGCACCCTGCGTCGCTGAATCGAATGCAATCAAGCGATCATAGAGGCGCTCGAGAACCGATAAGCCCCAGAGGTTCTCCATAACACGTTGCCAATAGGGCAACCTGATCCCGTCCATCCTGATGCAGCGCGAATAGTGTACTTTATTGTTACGCAGCGCTTGCGCACCAACATTAACCTTGTAAAACTTCGGCTGTCCAAGTGATGGTCCGAAGTCTGTTACGAGATCCTCGAGCGTGGGTTCAACCATCCACCTATCGAGCACAAGCAGTCCTTTGAACTGCCCTTTGCCAACCGTATCGATGCGCAATGGCGTTGAGGTATCTTGGCCATCGATCAATGCGACAGCGATACATCCGCCATAGAGACGAGCCCATTTAACGCACTCGTTTGTTGATTCCCAGATACCGAGGCGCATCAGTGCGCTCTGCAGTTGTTCAGCGGAGTCGGGTTTCATGGTTGAAACAAAATCAACTCCCGCTCGCGTCATATCATCGCCAACAAGGTCGACGGCTACGCCACCAATCCATGAACCGCGATGTATCCATTCAAGTAATGTACGGTTACGCGTGATCGGGTTGAACCCATAAGTTGCGTCACTCGATGGGTTATCTGTACCAATACCGAGGTTAAACGTAAAGTTCTGAAAGCTATCAACTGTACGCGATTTCACAGCACGCGTTTCAACAGACTTAGCCTCGCGGGCTGCCGCTCTAGCTGAAGCTCGAGGACGTCGTGCCATCTATTTCAACCCATGAAAAAAGACGAGGGATGCCGATGCGGTTGTAGGGGGTAGGCCAACATCCCTCGTCAGTGGCATCATGCGATTGCAACAAGATGTCGCATGATGAAGTTCACATTACCAGTCAGTGAGTATGTGAACTATGCGGTTAAGCTGGTGGCGCCGGGTTTGGCGGCGTTGGTGTTGGTGCAGCCGGCGGTACTGGTACAGGCTGCGGCGCTGGATTGGTCGGCGTTTCAGGAGTTGGTGGGGGATGCGGCGTGCCAGTAGGTGTTGCTGGTTGAACTGGCGATGGCTGTATTGGTACTCCACTCATCGTTTTAACTCCTTTAACCAGAACGCCGTTTAGCGCTTTGGTTCAGGCGTAGGTGCTGGGCCACCTCCTGGCCGCGCTGGCGCGTTTGGCAACGTATTGTCTACCCCAGGCTGTCTACCCGGCAACGTATTATCGATCCCAGGTTGGTTACCTGGCAATGGCATACCCACAGTCAAGCTCGGATCAACGACCGTATAACCGATGACTTTCCACCCGCTCGATGCCGAGCCGCCAACGATCGCCACCAGGTATTTAACAGATGGCAGCGCGTTACCAGGATGACCTGGACCAACCGGCAAGCCCGCATCAGGGTGTCCCGGCCCAAGCGGTGGTGGGTTGGCGGGATGACCTGGTGCACCTGGCAAGGGCATTCCCGCGACTGGCGGGGCTGGATGGCCCTGTCCATAACCCGGATCGGGTGGATGAGTCGGGGGCCAGATCGAACCAGGCGGCATCGGGTAACCTGGTGGCAGGGCGATCGGCGGCCAAATCTCCGTGGGCGGCGGCCACAAGCCGGGAGGCGGTGGTAGTGAGTTATCGATGTAGGGCGGCCGCGACGGCAGGGGTGGGCGCGGCGGCAGGGTGTTATCAATCCCTCCCTCGATAAGCCATCCTTGGATGTATTCAGGCATTATCTTACTCCATTGGTTAAGTCAGGGCGACCAGATCGCGATAGCTCCGCCCAGTTAAGCTATCGCGATCTCGTTGCCGAGATTTTAGGCTTTGCCAATCGCCGCCCAGAGGGCAGCCCCGCCTCTGAAGATCATACTAAACGCACGTGAACTAGCATCGATCTGATCGAGCGTGGCACCTACAGGGAATGCACGTGCCTCTTCAAGAAACGCATCATTCCAGTCACCCTTGATCATCGCGACATTGCCAACATTAACCTGCGAGGCGAACGGCGCGGCTCTTGTTGCTTTGTCGCCCGTCTCTGGGCTGAACTCAACGCTATAGCCCGCCAACTTAGTGACAAGATATTGAACTTGGAACTTGCCAGCTTGCCCTGGGTCTTGCGGGATGCCAACTTTGCATGAGTAGCCATCACGCTTGGCTGTGCCAACTATCAGATCCTCAACGCCTTCTGGCTCGAGGCGCTCTCGTCTAACATTGCCGATGACAAACTTGTTATCGGGTGTGCGTCCCAACTTTACGCCCGCTGTAAACGCTGCGTTGAGCGTGCCGAGATCCTTTGTCGCTGCCAGATCCCAGCCTCGTACCCATGAGATGTTCGACGGCGGTTCATCGATGATGTTAGCAGCCAACTTATCGATCTTGAACAACGCACCATCATTGGGTCGAGGGTCTTGCTGAAACAGCGATGCCCAGTCCATCGCCGCTCCAGCCTTATGCAGATCATCCCGTATGCCAAACAGCTTAGAGCCGTAGCTGTAGTCATCGTCATCCCAGAGCGGTTCGCCAATCGCACGGCCCAGCGGGTCGTCGTGAGACGTCGCGAGAGCCGGTAACACGATTACCTTCCAGCGCGCTGCATCGGTCTTTAGTAGCATGCCCGCGAGGTCACGTAGATTCCATCTCGTATGCATCAAGATGATGTGGCCCTCGGGCTTTAACCGACGTTCCAGGTCAGCAGTCCACCAACGCCATAAGCTATTCTGAAACGTCTCACTATCAGCATCTTTACGCATACGGATAGGATCATCAACGATCGCCAGATCAGCACGGAAACCAGCTATGCCTCCCTCAACCGATGCCGCGAGGTAATCACCTCCGTTGGATGTGCGCCATCTCTGAACATTCTCCGACTCGAGCTTATAGCCAAGTAGACCAGCATACTCGTTGGCATATCGTATCGCATAGCTACTGTTCTCGTTTGAAAGCAGTGAACTATGTGATGCCCCGATGATCGACCACCTTGGATGCCGCTGCAATATCCATGGCACAGATAGCCGTGAAACGTAGGTTGTCTTGGCTGACCCAGGGGGCGCGAAGAACATCAAGCGCCCACCAGGCGGTCCATCAACCAGTCTTTGAATCTCTGAACAGATCAGTTGATGATGTTTAGCTGGTTGCTGTGAGAGCGGAGTTAGCGCTTCAAAGCACCAGGAGATATAGTCACCCCGACATTGGCGGTTCCAAGCCTCGCGTCGCAGTAGCAGTTCTCGTACGAGTAATGAGCGCTCCAAGTTCGGCCCGAAGTTCTTCATCGCTTAGCTCACTCAATTCCGTAGATAGCTTCGCATCCTCAGACTTTGGTTCAAGCCAACCAAGACGGCGAGCGAGATAGAACCGGATCATCTGGCCATCGCCCTCCGAGACTATCTTGTAAAACGTCTTATGTAAAACAAGAGCGTTTGCCTCAGCGATACCAAGCTCCAGTTCATGCTGACATTCCCTATGCAGCATATCAACATCACACCCGATTAACTTAGCGATGTGAACCGTTGGTAAACAAAGCCCCGCGAGGCGATGCACCATGTCTAACTGCCATTGTTCGGGGATCCAATGCGGTTGGTTATCATAGCGCCCATCCCCCTCATAGATACGACGGTAACGCTTCCTGTCCTCGTTAACTTTAGCTGTGCGCGGCATTGCTGATATCCAATTTTAGGTCACGCAGATAGAACTCAATCACCATACCTCGACCAAACATGTTAATGACCAAGCCTGCTCGCTCATCCTCTGTCCACTCAACAAGCGGACGTTGTATCGAGAACTGCTGCATCGGGCCTTTAACTATTCGTACATGACAACCGGGTTCTATGATCTCGCGACGTCGGTTCATACCCGCCCACACATCCTCCTGATCCATTGCTGTAGCACGTAGCTGTTCAATCGCACTCGAGGCTAATGGCGATGGCTCTTTGTATGCGTTCTCATCCTTTGGCTGATAGTTTAACACGCGGTTCACGCCAATTATCGCTGCGAGTCGCGGCCAGAGTATGGTCTCGTTTAATGCCACAAAGATATAGTTATGAAACAGCAACTTAGGCCTGACATTGCGCGACTTGTACTTAACCAGATACGATGGTAGAAACGTCATACCTAACCCGAGACGAGCCACGTGATCTCTCACAATGAACTCTTTGTTGTATTGGGTCTGGGCACAATACCATACCGTCATATAGTTAGCTGTCGCTCTGCCTTATGCGTCAGCATAAGTGGTTGGTGGGCAAACCCACTATATGTGCACTATACCCCGTAGACAATACAGCTACAAGCTGAAACCATGAGAAATATTGCATTGGCAGATTAAATTTTAGCAATGTTATAGTATAAACGTGACTATACCATGCTGCGAGCCTCATTCTTAACTCCTTTTAGTGCTTTGCATTCTTTACATTCCTCACTCGGAAACTTATATCGAGCGCAGATCGGGCATAGTTTTTGTTTAACTCCCCATTTGGTTAACAATGCCGCCATATGATGCCAAGAAATATAACCAAGCCTATTCTTCTGACACGGATGCATATGCGAGGCCTCATGCTTGATGGCGTTGGAGTAAATCTTCAATAGCATTATCTATGTTCATGTATGCCAACTCTCTGATAGAGTGCAAGTTGAAATCTTGTTGAGCTATCAGATAACCGAGCAAGGTCGAGGTGATCGCGATAAACTCTTGTAAGCTCACTTCTCTGTACTCCGTCGAAGTTTCATTGATCACATTCAGCATCGCTTGGTAGATCGCTTGATGCTTTGGCGAGGCAGCTATGAACATATATTTGGCTCCTCTCTTGAAGTTTAATCCTTCTATATACAGCAATAACATTTTGATTACCTTTCATTTAAGCCATTACAAAGAAGAACATGCTTACTTTGCCAGCGTCCCGACCGCTTGGGAGGAAGGGCGGGAAAGTGAGCATATTCAGCCATCGCGACCTCTTGGGAGCGGGGCTGAATCCCTTCATGTTTAACTTTAACTCATGCTTGCGCGGGCCCGCGCGCCTATAGTCTAAGTTATAGTCTAAGTTATAGTTTAAGATTAAGTTATAAGTATATATCCAGGCTCCCAAGAGGTCGCCTGCTGCCGGACAAAAGACACTGCTTCGCAGCTTGTCCGGCAGGCTATCTTTTATTTACTCATATAGTTATAGAGTGCTATAATAGGCGCGCCTGGGCCCGCGAGTTGCGCCGCTGATCTACCTCGCAAAAAAACGCTTGCGCGGCGCTCGACCGTCCGCTATGCTAACCTTCTCATGTTTAGTTGATGTGCCATGAAAATAGATATTGAACAATTGAATGAGGATGAGACGCGAGAGCTTCTGGCTCAGCTATCCTACAAGTTGAAGAATGCCAAGAGCCCAACTCGCGCCTTTTCTGACGCTGAGGTCGCACTATGGAATGCGCTGGGTAATGCGGTGCCAAGTGCTCGCTATGTAGCATTGTCCGAATTCCTCGATAAGACCTCAGCCAAAGCCTATCGCATCGCTTCCGCTATGGTGGAAGAAGTGCTCGACATCTCTTTGGCCACTGGTTCGCGGCGTGCTATGCGTTACGCGGTACGCGAGCGTATATTGTTATGTCTGCGTGATTACATGGTTTCAATCAAGGTACCAGTTACTGCCCGGACCATGCTACAACACATCGATAAGCTAGAGTATGCGGTTGACCAGCAGTTCCCTGGTTATCTGCGTGCGGGCTTACTGAGTCGCATTGTTAAACGCGTAGACGCTTAAACAGGGAAGGCTTTAACTAAACAATAATCTAAATCGGCTGCTGACGCATGCCGATACCATTAACAATTAAACGGGGCGGAAACGTAGTGCAGATCGATTGGCGAGACCTATTAGATTCCATCCGTGTTCCTTGGCGCGACAAGGGATCAAATGTTAGTCGCGGCAATATCAACATAAACTGTCCCTGGTGCGTCAACGATCCCTCATTTCATCTTGGTATCGCTGAGGGCAAGGAAGCCTATTTCTGCTATCGAGAGCCCAACCGACATTCAGGTTCAAACTTTATCCGATTGTTGATCGCTCTCAAACAAAATCGCGTGGAAGCTTTCAAGCTCCTCAACCATTACAAACGACAAACCGATATCAAGGTTGTCGAGAAAACGGGCTTCAATCCCGATCAGCTACAGCGATCTTGGGATCGTTTCGCT